GTCTGCACACTGCATTTACTGCAATGTCTACTTCTTGTTGCCACGTGGCGATTAGGTGTTTGAACCATACATTATTAAGCAGTTCCGCCAGCTGTGGCAGGTGGTGCCGCTGTAGCTCCTCCGACAGCAGATCCTGCTGGTAGTTGAGGTTGGGTTGCATTTGGTAGTGCTGTTATGGGTGCTCTCGGTTGTGGTGGTGGTAGGAATCGTTCGGGTGAACGTATACCACGTAAATCTGCAATCTCGACAATGAGTGAACGGAACGGCTCTGTGGACGCCATAGCTGCTGCTTCTGGGTTTTCGAGCAAGCCAAGCAACAATTCCTGCATTGACTGAGCGATGTAACCTTTTTCGGAAGGTGCCGTCCCGTCGAAGAACTCAAGCATGAGACCGTCGCCGATAGCCTGCTTCATGGCGTCGAGGCGAACTTGGTCCGCCATCGGGTCTTGGACTATTCGCTTGAACTCTTCGAGTTCGAGATTCTGATAGTTGAACAATAGCTTCTGCCCGAGTGGACTGAACATCGTTTCCCACAAGATCGTGGCAATCGTCTTGAGTCGACTAGCTGCTCCGGCGTTGACAGTCCGAGCCTCAGCAGCACTTCGACGGCCTTGAGAAAACTGGCCGAGTGCATTATCGTTGATGCCGGATGAAATTTGAATATATGACCAGATCTTCTCGATGTCATTGATGTGTCCTACAGTTACATCTTGTAGTTGAAGTTGTTTGATCCATGTATCTACTCCGCTTCGTGCGACTCCTGATTTGAGCCGAATGACAGGACTTCGACTTTCAAGGTCTTTCATCTCGATACCCATCGGGTCGACAACCAGTTTATCACCAATAACCTTGCGGACGTTAGTGACTCGACTATTCATAAACCAAGTCGCATGATCCTGCAACTGTGAAACAACCTCAGACAAGCTTTCGTTAATGACTCGCATCTGATCACACGAATACTCGCCTACATCGTAGGTGAACTTGTTATGTGTGTAGTTCATCGGCTCGGCTTTGAGAATGACAGTGTCATTAGCATACCACACCACAAAGAGGACAGGTGCGTCATCGTCGCCAAGCGGATTTTTACCATACGTATCGGTGAAGTCCTTCGGCGTGATCCATATCTGCATCTCGGTCACAACACACATTCCACCCCCCAAAGCAGAACCAGCGGCAGTTTTGAAATTGTCTGCATTAGACGCATTGAGGTAGTTCAGTCGTCGTGTCTGCATACCTTCTTGACCAAGCGGCTTAACTTGGTCGACGTTGACAATCAACCCGTCTTTTTGCATCTGCTTGAGTCGAACAATGCTAAATTCGTCTTCGCTGGCACAATACTCACCTTCGTGCAGACGCGACAATGGCATACGGATATCTGGCAAAAAGTGGTATGGACTAATCGAAACCACTTTATTCCCTTGTCTTACAAATGTCGTTTGTGGCGGGGCAGTAGGTGAAGGGACTGTTCCACCAAACAGGGTGGGCTGTTCCTCAGGTTCGGACGTTGGAACAAACAGTCCCTCCATCTGTTCTTCTTCCCACAGGTGTTTAACCACGCAGAACGAAGATCTACAGAGATCTAAATAACACTGATATTGGACCTTGGAGAACATACTCCGACGTAAGTCTCTGTTCAGGCAGTACTCCGCGTCCTTTTCAGGTTTTGGAGAGTCCCCGTGGCCGCTGTCTTCGACCTCGTAGAAATTTGACCGTTGGTTGAATAAGGACATCATGAAGGCAATAAACGTCTGCACCTGTGCATACGTGAATGGCATTGTCAACTTCATCGGCTCTTGACGCTGTTTGGCCTTTGCGTCAGCAGAGTCAGGAACTCGTTCACCACGAATCGTTTTGTCATTCGCGTCCCATTGGTCGTAAAACCGGTTCATGTAAGAGCGACTGATATCTGATAGTCGTTTACAATGCTGCAACAACTTCAAGTGGAAGTCGCTGTCAGACTTTAATGCTTGTTTAATATCTTCGTCCATTTGAATAAATCAAGCCCACCTAGCTGGGCTGTAGTTCGAATTGGTAGATTCCATCCTTCAACTCTAATCGAGCATCAACACCAGGCCAGATGCGATAAAGTATTTCTTGAGTATCAAGTCCACCATTGCCGTTGCGTGGTGCTGGTAGACCAAGTCCACGAAGTCCTGCAGGACTAAGCTCACCAATCTTCGATGTCGGACCGGAATCACCCACCACACAAGGAACCAGTTTGTCTTTGTATTCAACTTCACCATAGCAGCAGCCGACAATTTCCGGTGTGCATTTGATGATTTGCGGTGGGACAACAATAAACGGAATAATGTCACCGTTGATTGGTTTGCCTTGGTAAGTCCAACGAGTTCCCGGTTGACCGCTTGGATCTTCGTGCCAATACGGTGTCCCGTCGACGTCGTTATCTGCGTCACCAAACCAGAAGTAACACGGCTTCATGTTGAGCAGTGGTTGGTCGTCACGAATTATGTTAGCGTGGTAGGTATACGACGCATTCTCGTGACTTTGAAATGTAAACATCAATTTCATCTGTAGTGTACTGTGTACTTAATGCCACCTTGTCCGTCCTTAGTATAACCCTCGACCGAACGTGAATCGACCGACTTCTCATACTGAGCAAGTTGTGCTGTTGTGCAGCCACCTAAAAACACGCAAAGAACCATTAGTAGTTTCATAAAGTAAGTAGCAGACTTTGACCGGTCTGCAAGCGGCGTTCCCCACGAACTAAGGTTGAACTGGAATACGTGCTTTGGCTGCGACGACCGCGTCTTTGGCGGTGTTGATGTTCGTCAACAATCCTTGGACTGTAGCGTCCTCGGCGGCGAAATCAACCACGGCTGGATGCGTGATAAACGCATCAACTGCCGCGATATAATCCGTGTCTGCCGCGATGTAGTCTGCCGTTGTTTGCTGGTTTGCAGCTAGGTCTGCATCGAACTGTTCTCTGCTAACTGGATCTGGCATGTGTTTTATTCCTTTCTAATGTGGTATTCTATCTTTTGCTTCACTGACAGCTGTAGTGGCTGCTTTTACCGCAGCTTTACTTTCATTGACGGTTTTGTCCTCTCTACTGTAATCTTCCGGTTGGTGTAAAATCTTTATGATTTCACCCAATTTGGCGTCAATCTGCTTGAGTAGTGTAATAATCATGTTATACTTTTGGTTTTTCTGGTTCAGTTCCTGCTGGCTTTGTTGATCCGCTGTCTTCGGTCGGCACAGAGCGTTTGCCAGCCAAATAACCAAGCAACAAATTGGTAGCACCGACAATAGTAACCAAAACGGTTGGATCGGCATAGTTTTTGTAGAACAAAGTTGCGCACAAAGCTCCGACTAAAGCGACGGCCAAAAAACACATTGTCACTGCTCTGATAAGTGAAATTAGGTCGTCTGGTTTTAGTTCTTTAAACATTTGTCATTGTCCATTGATTAATTATTGCTGTTGGTGGAATTTGAATCATTGGGGTAGGACTGCTGGTTGGTTCAAGCTGCAAAGGTTGTTTACGTGTCGGGGTTATAGTAGGTGTTGGTGTCTGAGAACTATGTGGCTTTAGTCGTGTTCTGTGGCTAACGTGGTACTTTACTGGTTTCTTTTTATGTTTGACTTCAACTGTGTATTCTGAGCACCCCACAAACAGAACACAAGTCATAAACCATATATAGTACCCTATGCTTATCCATTTCACTTTGAGACGTCTGGCTCAGGAACTTTGATAGTGGGGTTTGATTGTTGTAAATGAACTGCCCATTTAAACATGTCAACGGCAGACCAGGAATTTTTCGCCTGTTCTAAACTTTTAAGTCTTGTGTCCATACTCTCAAGTTTATTAGACATATTTTGAATCGCCAAACTACTATCACTTTGTCCTGTTTTAATCCACAAGGTGCAAAGGACAATTACAATCACGACGCCTACACTAACGTACGTGCTTTGTGTTATATGCACCTTTTCACCTGTTGTAAGGTCAATCATTGTGGGAAGAACTGGAAGAAATTACTGGTGCCTGTAGGGCACGTTAAGCATACCTCAGTGCCTAGTGTTTCAAACGTTCCCGGTGCGCTTTGGTTGTTGTATTCGGTGGTGATCCAATCGGTGCTACGTGCCCCGCCACCACTGCTATCAAAAGCCGTAGTAACGTGGTCTATTGAACCATCCCAAAATTTACCCCCAAATGTTGGGTCTTTTCCTAGGTTTGTTATGACACCAGTTGACCCATGTGACGCACTATTAGCAGCAACGTAGTTATCTTGACTTCCATTAACATAACCATACATCCCACCACCGCTTCCTGAAGGAGCACTGATGTAACGCATTGTTATATAATACCAAGTTCCAGTTGAAAGAGTTGTAGTCCCCGTTCCATCATAACTAATACTACCCACCGTGGATACCGTCATCGACATGTTTAACTTACCATTACTTTTAACGAAAATTTTCGCGTAAAGAGTATCGACATTGTTGTCATTTACGAACACTGCGTTGAGTGCGTTCGGGAAGGACGTTGCTTTAACCCAAGCACTTACTGTAAACCAAGAAGAAAGCGCAGGAGTCCCAATGTCAATATATTGACTGCTAGCAGCAACGAATCCTGCTGCACCATCAATCTGTCCGGTGGTAGCTGTAGCACTATGATTGGTTCCGGTGGCGGTTCCAGCTAATGACTCGAATAAACTAAGTGTCGTGCCGTCCTTCAAATGATAAACTATACCGAACTTGTTACTCCAGGTTGTCGTGCTACTACCGTTCGTGCTAATTCCAGCATCTCCGTAAGCTAGAACTAACGGCGTAGTCGAACTAGACAAGCTTGATATTTTAACCCACATCACCACTTCGCCCGTGCTGGCGTTGTAACGTTCTAGCTCGTAGCCGGTGATGGCCGTGCCAAGACCAGAGTTTGTGTAAGGCCGAATGTCAAATCCGCTTGAGTTCTGGACATGGCCGCCGTTACCGACCGTTTTGAACCTCGCATCCGTAACACTGACAAGAATAGGAAAATCTGTCAGCGTACTGGGAACCTGCGCGGAGTTGATCGAGATCGGGCTGTAATACCCGAACGCTGCCCACGAGTGAGCTGCAACAAACAACGATGCGATTACAAGAAAGCGTTTCATTAGAAGTTGTTCAACACCGCGAGCAAATCCCACCGAGAATCGGTTGAGTTGTATATGAACCCACAATACAACGTTTTACTAAGCACGGTGGTTGTTGGTAACGCCAAATCACTACTAGCACGAAAGTTCCCGCTTGACCCCGTAGTCCACGTCAACGCTCTAGCCGTGCCGTCATCCTTAAACCGAATAATAAGTTTCTGTCCCTGCACTGGTGTCCCACTTGGAGCATTCAGTGTTAACGCGGCCCCAATTCCACGATACACGATCATGTCGTAGTCGTCAGAAGCAGGAGTCACCGGACTGGACGGAACATTCGTGTCCAGCACACGTGGATTAATGCGTTTATTTGTGAGGGTTTGAGTATCGGTCGTTCCGACTACCGCGCCACTTGGAGCAGTCACAGCCGTCATGGCCGATGTGCCATTACCAAGCACGAGTCCCGTAAGTGTTCCTGCTCCGGTACCACCACGAGCAACTGAGAGCGTTCCAGTCCAGCCCAAAGTGAACGACGTAGAATTAATTACCGCTCCCGTTGGAGTGCCACCTAATGCCAGCGTGACATTTGTATCATCGGTCTTGGTAATACTTCCAAGGGACGATACACCAGTTCCACCACGAGCAGCAGCAAGAGTGCCGGTCCATCCTAAAGTCAATGACGCCGCTTGTAACAATGCGGTTGCTGGCGTTCCACCAAGCGTTAAAGTCACGTTTGTGTCATCTGTCTTAGTCAAAGCCGCTGGTGTAACTGTGCTTTTGCCGTTGAACGTGTTCCAATCCGTGCTATTCAAATAGCCATTGTGAGTCGTGTCCGCAACGTGTTGAGCCAGTGACGTGCTGGTTATCACCGCCCCAGTTCCACCAGTGACCACAATCCCGTCTGTGCCGGCGTCTGTTAAATTCCCTAGTGAACTTACTCCCGTTCCGCCCCTACCAGCTGCAAGCGTTCCTGTCCAACCCAACGTTAAAGATGTTGCCTGAAGCAACGCCGTGGCGGGAGTTCCACCAAGGGTTAGTGTTACGTTGGTGTCGTCTGTTTTTGTCAAAGCTGCTGGTGTTACAGAACTAGCATTATGACAAGCACCATCAGCACCCAAATATTGTGTTCCGCTACAAGAAGTAAACAGACCAATAATGTCTGTTGAGGAAGCCAAACTTACAACGCCGCTAGAATTAGTAGCCACCACACCAGCAGCTAAATCCAACACGTTTACCTTCCCGTTGTCGTTGGTGTCGAACGTGTGACCCCAATCATAAACAGCGTTTTTGCTTGGTGCAACTGTGGTCACTCCATCCCACGATGAAGCATATGCTGTGTTACTAATAAATGTGCTAGAAAAAGTCCCAAGCGAGATGAAGACTAATCCGTCTTCAGTTCCATTAACAGCAACCACCTTTGACGATTGACCAGTATAGCTGTTAGGAACATCAGAGAGGTCGGTGAAAGCCGTTGCGCCACCACCAGTGGCAGACAACGTATGTGTTGAGTGGTCATACGAAAGGTTAGAACCAATTGTGATGAACTTGATTGCGTTGTCTGTGTCATCCCACCCCCACAAACGGTTTGCCGCTGGGTCGGTTAGGTTTGCTGCTGTTCCACCGTGTGATAATGAAAGTTGCGTTATCGTGTCTTGCTTCGCATCCAACGCTGATTGTAGGTCCGTTTGATCAGACAACGTTCCTGTTATTGTTCCCCAAGCAGCACCACTTGCTGGTGCGGTCCAATGCGTGTTGTAATCCGTACCGTTGATCTTTGACAGGATTTGTCCAGTAGTTCCACCAGCCGGCAACCCACCTTGTGCTGTAGGCAATGCACCTTGAGTCCCACTACCTTCTCGGACCTTGGTTTGACCAAAGACAGACGAAGTAAGTAGACAGGCTAAAACCAGATTACGTAATATAGTCGACAATTAACAAGTCTCCGGTTGTTGGTGGGTATAAGAAGTGGAAATCATTTCCGCCGTCTTCAGCATAATCCTCACCTGGTTTCATACGAACACCGTTTTTGAATACCCAAAGTTTGGCGTAGTCTGCAAGAGTTGTATAAGCTGTGTTGACATCGTCTACAGCTCCACCAGGTACTTCGGCTAAGACAAAATTACCCAATTGACCTATTCCTATGCTGAACGCAATCCCAACTGCTGGTCGCGCTGGTTGACTGAACGAAAGAGCTATTGGCATACATTAGGGTGCTGGATTTACAAGGGCGGCTCGGACATACAAAACACCTTGAAATTCTTTGACATCGGTTTGGTTAGTGCTGAAGAAGAAGTCAGAATCGGCAACGCTAAGTTGAACGTAGAAGTCATATAGTCCTGCTAAAACCTCTGTATCCGCTTTTGCAATCTCTACAAAGATGTGACCGTCTTCAATGTCAATTTGATCGGAGTCTTGGTCCCAGGAGACCAAAGGAGCTTCACCCCTGCGAATGGCAACAACCAAAGCGTTGACGTCGGCAGCCGGTATTGGGTTGTGATCAGTGTCGGTTATAGTGATGTCGGCCAACACATTCTCACCAGCGTTTAGATCATACGCGTTTGCAATCGCTGTAGGCACGGTTGTGTCTGGGTTGTCCCATGGATGGGTTTCGAGCCAGACGGCAAGAGTTGGAGGTGCTACGGCCATAAAAGTGTGTTTGAATTATTCAATTAGACCTTAGTCGAGATTGAAGTCAATGTCTTCAAGTTCCAATTCGGGTTTTTCAAAAGTCATCTCAGGCATTGCGAACGAGCTGGAAGCGTTTGAATCAATCCAACGAGGTTCTTCGAGCAACAACCGGCCAAGGTTTTCCATCGCATGGTCACGCTCGTCACGAGGTTTGTTCTCTCGTGTGTCCCAACACCAGTGACCGAATTCAAAAAGGGTCTCAGTCAAATCTGGGGAGACATTGAGTTGAGCAACGCCATTAAGCGACTTCTGCTGCAACGTATGCTGAGTTGTTAGTATTGCATGTTCCCTGGCCTTAGACGCCTTCGACAAGAACAAACCGTTTTCGGAAAACTCGTCAGCCATTGACAGATGCTTACCACTCTTTGCATTAAGCACAGGAAAAGTATTAAACACACTTGGGTCGGCAATCTGTCGCACACAGAATCGAGGGACGCTTCGGATTTGATTGACCTTGGGGTCGTGCATTCTTTTAACAAGTCGTGCGTTGATCTTAGCAGAGAGTTCTTCAATGGTGCAATGAACGTAGATTTCGTCATACAAGAAGTATTCACCAGTTGGCGCCACAGCCATGAATAGAACATGGTGTGGCGTTTGCGGATGCGGGTCGATGGCAAATAGAGTTGTGTAGTGAATTGGTGGGTCGTTGTAACCACCCCAGCCTTGAGGCACGGCTTGCAGAACATGTGTTTCCCAGCTGAACTCTTTGAACACCAGTCCAGCCAGTTCGAGAGGAACACCGAGCAGACGACATTGTTTCTCGTCTTCGGTGAGTGTGGCCTCGTAGTCTTGAATAGACTCCTTGGACAGGTAAGGGTTGTCGTAGGTCGAAGTTCTATTGGCCCAGCGAAGACCGATAATAGACATGGCGTCCTTCGACCTACGATCAGGATAGAAGAAGTCGTGAATCCATGGCTCGGTGAGTGGGGTGAGTGTAAACCAATCCTTGCCACCACGATCAATAAGGCCACGAGCAACCGCCTTGTATTGACCTTCAGGACACGGCTCGTCAATGTGGATAAAATCGTAGTCGGCGGACTCCGACCCCTGTGGATTCGTCATCCAACTTTTAACCGTGTCGAACCTCAACGTAGAACCTGTTGTGCACTCTACTAGTTCAATCGCTCCGGAGTGGTTCCTTCTCGTAGAACGAACAATGCCGCGCGGTAACATTGACCAGAGTTTACCTTCAGTCCCACGTTGAGATGTGAAAATCTCGTCGACCTTGTCCCAATCAGTGGTGACTACGAGTCCTTTGCAGGGGTGGTCTGGGATTCCGAGCTTTCGAGCGGGGTCAACCTGAGCATACCACGGACGTTCTCCGATGAGAAACGCGGCGTCTTCCGCAACGCCACCCGTCGATTTTCCACCACGATTTCCGGATTCCCATAGACGGTGCTTAAAAGCCCCCGCACGGTGGAATGAGTCTTGATGTTCATGTGGACGATAAAAGCACAGACCATAAGTCTGCTTTAGTAGTTCGCGCTTCGCAAGCAGACCTCGCTTGCGTTCAAGAAGGACTTTGCGTTCCAGCGGGTCCAATAGCGTCAGCTTTCCCTGTTACAGCAATTGGTGGTGCTGGGGTTTTGACTGGTGGTTCAGGAACTGGCTCGAACAGCTGGTCGACGATCTTGTGCATCTTCGCGCGGACGACGGTGACCGAATCGGCAACTAGCTTAACGGATTTCCGCTTGCCGTCAATCGCACCTGCCTGAATGACGAAGCCGTCGTCAACAGGAGTGATTTGGATTTGACACTGACCAAGTTTCTCGTCACTCATTTGGCTGTGGCGAGATTAAGACTTGGTGCCGGCGGTGGTTTGATGTCGGTTGCTGGCTTGACCGGAGCTTTGGGCTTAATGCCCTTGTCGCGCTCGGCCTTTGCTTCGGCTTCACCTTTGGGTGTCAAGGTGCCCGTCGGCACTGCCGGATACTTGATCTCGTCAAGGGCGTAGCCGACAACCTGGACCAATTCCGTGTGGTCGACTTCGTATTTTTCACTGAACTTTGTGAGGAGTTCGATTAGTTCTGCTTTACCTTCTGCTAGTTTTGTTATCATTTGTTTGACTTTCCTGCTTTGTTGTATGCGATTGCGACTGCTTGGTCGCGAAGAGCTTTACCGGACTTGGAGGGTCCGGTTCCTATATGACCTTTTTGCTTACCGCTGTCGACCAGTTCCTTTATATTGAACCCGATTGTTTTCTTGTCACTGCCCGACTTGAGCGGCATTGTTCACATCCCCATGCCCATACCACCAGGAGGTGTCATTGGTGTTGGTTGACCAATCACGTCTTGGTTAGCCGAGCCTTTAGACTTCTTGCCTTTTTTCTTAGGTGCGGTTGCTGTAGGCATTGCCGGTCCAGCACCAGAGTTTGGTTGACCTTGTAGAAGTTCTTTGATATTGAAACCGCCAGATTTTTTAGCCATGTTAGTTGGTGGTATACCAAATATCCATTACTGCGGTACCGGTGCCTGCTGTGAAGTCACCAGTTGCAGCGGATAGGTAGATACCTTTGTTGTCGACCGTGGTTGTTGCGTCGGATATGATTGCACCGTTGCGGAAGGTGTTGGATAAGCCAGCAGTGCCAGTGATGACAGTTGCAGCGATGGTAGAGTCACAGGCTTGTGTTCCACCTCCGTGAACCGTGCTATCGTATTGGATAATTGCAGCACCGCCACCGGTGACATACACTGTCGAGGTTCGGGTAATAGCAAAGTTGGCTTTAAGGATGGTGATACTATGACCGGCTCCTGGTGCATTGATCAG